TTAGCAGCAAACTCACTTACTGTTAGACCACTTACATTTAATGTAGCATCACCACTTGTTGCTCCACCACTTAAACCTGTGCCTGCAACGACTGAAGTTATATCACCTGTGTTTGTTGTATAACCTTTACTCTCAATTAAATCATTGATAGCTGCAGCAGACATTAGAGATGCATCATTATCAACAAAGCTTTCTCCACTTGTTAATAAAGCTGATGCATTAATATGTGTTGTATCTAAGTTTGCAACGTTAAGAGTGACCGACCCTGCTGTTCCTCCTCCAGTTAAACCTAACCCGGCTACAACAGCAGTAATATCACCTTCTGCTCCTGCAAGAGTTTCGGTCACAAAGTTTGAACCATCCCATTTAACGAAGCCGTTAGTCACCTTAGAGCCTGTAATTGATGGCACTTCTTTAGTTGTGCTGCTTTCGGTAATACTCATTACACCGCCAGAGCCCATAGAAATAACACCGTTTTCCATATCTATTGAGCCGCCAGAAAGGTATAACTCATTCCATCTCTGATTTTCTGTGCCTAAATCTATGCCTTTATTTGAGTTAGGAGCAAATGCTAAAATGTCGCCTACTTGGATGTAGTTATTAGTAGTATCATATCCTAACCTTGCATATGTATTATCATTTTTAGTCCATAATATCTCACCTACATCACCATTATTTGTAGTAGGAGTAAAAGCTTCATCTGCAGCATTTAAGATAAGGCCTGTATCAAATCTTTGATGCTGATATGGTTTCCAGTAGCTATTTGCATTATCCCAACGTAGTCTATCTCCATCATTTATACCGCGAGTATAATTTACATCATCAAGAATATTTAAATCTTGGCGACTTACACCTAAAACGGCTCTTGCTTCTACAGCCTGTGCTAATACGTTTGAGCCTCCAGCATCAACGCCTGGGATACCTAAAGAAGAGCTATCTAAAATAGCAGCGTGTAATGCTGTAGGTCTGATAGCATATGTCGGTGCTAACCCTGCAGTATATTGTGCTAATGTAAATGTAGTTGTGTCATAACTTCTTGCCTCAGAAACATCTTTAATAGAAGCTAACTCAACAACACCCTCAATTCTTGTAGTAGGGTCTGCGTCAGATACTCCGGATGCATTAACTGTAGCTGTTGTATCAATGTTTGCAACATAATCTACTAATGTATAATATTCATCGTGCCAGTTTCTTTGACTTCTGGCAGGTTTCTGTAGTAGTGTAGGACTATGTCTTACCTTGATATCAACAAAAGCTGATGTAGGAGCTAATAGTGGGTCTGCTTCTGATGTTTCATTAGTATCAGAGTTAGTGGCAACACAGAAAACCCTAATTGTCCCCCACACGTCCATAACGCCCGTCACTGTTCTACCTACATTTGCAGAAAGCGCGAAGTTGCTGGCTGCTGGTATGTCGATAATAGTCCAAGAATAAACAAAGTTATCAGCGTCTCTCCCCGGTTCTGAGGTATCTGCTGCAGTGCCTGTCATTGTTATATTTTGGTTTAAGTCATCTTGGTTTATCGTAAATTCATTACTGTTTAGTGATACTGTAATTGCCATCTGTTTGTTCTCCTTAGATTGCTAATGTGTTATTGTTTCTTAGAGTTAAGGAGATGTTAAAGCCATATCCTTTATTACTTACCTGAGTTAAAGCACTTATAAAGGTCGCGTTAGTCCCTAATAGAAGTCTAATGCCATTTACTTGTGATGAAACACCTTGGTTATCAGTATATCTTATAGTTTTAACTTGTGTTAAAGCTTCACCAGCAGGTCGTCCTGTATTAAATCCAGATGCTGCACCATCCAGTGCGTCATCATCATCTGTTAAAAGTAATGCTTGTAAAGGACCTACAGCTTGCATACCTACACCATAAAATGTAGTTGTGGTTGCTGTTGCTCGTGCAAAGAAGTTAATACTAAGTCCTACAACATTATATCCAGCATATTCATCAGGTATTGATATTATTGCATTTCTATATAATTTAACTAAAGTTTGTGCGGTGACCGTTGCTGCTTGACTTGTATTCTCAAAAACGCCAGTAATAGAAGAAGCTCTTGCATTACCTAAAGCCATTTGAGCATCTGATGATGAAGGAGCTGCTACTCCGAGTGAGCTTGTATATACATCATAGAAGTCATATAAAACACCTAAGGCAAATTCACCACTGGGACCGTGCTGGACTGATTTTGTTGTAGCTCTTGCTGTGCCGTCTGTAAATGCTGATGTATCTGTTGTATATCTTTGAAATTCTACAGAAACGGATGATGTTATAGGTCTATTGCTTTCATAAACATCAATAAATCTTTTTAGGCCTCTTAAAGAATATGGAGGGTGTTCTGCGTGTAAAGAGTTATTAGTTAGCTTTAAACCGCCTGTTAAAACTCCATATTCATCAACAACTTGGTTGCTATCATCAAGCTGTGGGTTGTTAGTGACGCCTAAGTCTGTTGTTGTTGGGTCGCTTGCGCCTGCAACTTGTATTCTATCGATAAGTCTTTGAACGTGTTTAAACATTAAGCGTAGGTCGTGAGTTGCTGTGCCACCATCTGCTACTCTTAATTGACCCGGCTCTGTAATAGTATTAGGTAGTTTGCCGGAGTTAGGTAAAGACCTATCAGCGTGAGTTGTGCCTTGCATAACGTTTAAAGTATCAGGGTATGCCCAATTCCATACAAGGTTAGATATCCATCCTGCTGAAGATGCCCATTGGACTACTGGATTAAGAACAAAGTTGCCTCCACCACTATCAGTTCGAACTCCTGCTTCATTACGACCAAACTCCCATTTACCTATAAGTGTAGGATAGTTGCCATTTGCATCTGTAATGTTTTTACGTGCTTCATATATATCAGCAAATAAACTTAGTCTTGTTCTGTTTCTTGTAGTTGTATTTTGGCTTACTGTTGCATTGCTACCTACATCGAAGAAATTACGAGGTTCTGTTTTAGTATCTACAACTGGATATGCAAATATAGCTAAAGCAGTAAATCCACCACCTTCGATATCGTTTTGTCTGTAAGCTGGAGGGTCTGCATCAACAGTTGCTTGAGCTGTAGCAGTGCTTATTACGTGAGAACCTTCTGCTCTATCAGTAGCATCAAATGTAATAACGTCTCCAGTATTTCTTTCTACAACTGCAAAGTCATCATTTATCGTAAATAAATTGTTAGCTTGGTCGATAGAAACACTTGGTATAGGTATAATAGGACCGTGCATACCATTGCGTTTAGCATTATCTAATTTTGTTGCTTGTGAAGCGATACCGTGAATACCACTTCTGAACATCCCTTGTGTTAGGTCTTCTACTTGTGAGTAGATATTTTCTTGTAAATCGTTTGCATCAACTTTATCAAGCCTTTGTAGCGACTCAAAATTTATCTTGTTTTTCATTTATAACTCCTATATGTTTGAAACTGATATGAGATTGCTGTTAGTTCTAAAAACAACCCTGTTAGAAGAAGGATATCTATCCTCAAGTAGTGAGCAAGCACCTTGAGCTCCAAACACGTGTATGTTTGCTGAAACGATAGGTTGCGTATTTAATAACTGCCTCATCAGTTGCGAAGGCAAGAAAGGTTGCCCAGGCCCTAATTGATTTACAAAGTTTATAGCTTCTTCTCTTACTTGCTCAAAAAGTGCGTTTAAGTTTATGTTGCCTGGGTTTAAAGGTCTGATAGAAATGTCAAATGTTAAGTCTTCTTTTCGTGGTGGCAAAACTCTAACTCTTGTGCCAGCTGCTCTCCATCCACGTAAAATATTACCTCTATTTACATTACCTTCTATTTCATTCTGTAAGTCTTTAATAAACCCGTCGAATATGTCATATGGCAACATTCTAAAAACATCACCTTCTTGCAATACTCCGTCCTCAAAGAATATTATACCTCTCTCTGGTATAACAGTATATTCACCTGCGTAAGTTCTTTCATTACCGAAAGCATCTGTCTTAGGTTGTCCTGTGCTGTCTCTAATAGTAAAATCAAATTCGTGCTCAAATGTAGCTTTAACTGCTGGACCTTCGAATGTAATAAAGTTTGCGCCACCTGTAGGAGCTCTAAATGAGACACCATATCCTGCTTTTTTGGAGTTATATTCGCCACTACCATCATCAACTATCAGTTCGCATAAACCGGGTTGAGATACATCTTCGAAAACTGCAGCAAAAGGATATGAAGTATTATTACTATCAATAAAAGAAGTTGCTAAGTATTCTAAAGCAGATGTGCTTGTTCTACCCATAGAGTTAAGATAACGTAAAGCTCTATCTCTTAGACTTTGGTCATCTTCTTCTTCGATACCATTTACTAATGGAGCTTCGTTTGTCACCGATAGCACTTCACCTGGCATTGATATAATTTGGTCAATTACTCCAGTTGCTGCATTACCTACGGCTCCTGTTGTATTACAGACGATGGCTACGTTTTGCTTTTCTGTTTCTAATGCATTAAACACAATGTCTTGAACAATAGTATAAACGGTGCCATCTTCTGATGAACCTACGGTGCTACCTGCTGGGACTGTAGTAATTGTATTAAATGCTTGTCTTAATGTAATTTTTAAAATGCTCCCACTTGCACTTGTGCCACGTTTTCTTGCAATCCCAATAGGTGGTAGTTCTGCAACACGAGCATCTAAGTCTGAGCCACTTGCATTTTCTACAGCATAACTCTGACGAAGGTTAAACATTCTACCTTCAGTAGAAGATATTTCGTGAGCAACTGCATTCATTAGTGCAAAGAGAGAAGACCCTACATTGACGTCGTTTAAATCTGTTCTATTTACTACCTTACTCAGCAAGTCTCTTAATACTGGTAGAGGTAGCCTCGGTGTAAATCTTGGCATAATAACTCCTATTATTATATATTATATATCATTTTGTTGTCTATTTTTAAGAAATATTTTTATATCGGATACGGCGCTCTGAAGGTTAAGATGTTATTAAGCACTGTTTTTATATCCATACTAACATTTACTTTATCTTTCTCTATTTCAATTTGTATGTTATTGACATCAACAATTCTATTATCTGATATCAGTAAATCACGTATTAATGTAGCTAAATAAGCAGTATCGTTTATTTTTGATATATTTCTAAGCCCAAATGTTTCGAAGCTTGGCAATTCACCGGCAACTGTTAAGAGTGCGTGTTTTACATACTGTTTAATGTTTTCTACTCCCTCAACTAAAACCATATCGTTTTCTAAATCATTTAAAACAGCATCATTGTAGGGCACTAAAATGTCATACCCTATTAAGTCTCCAGGTTCTAAGAATGGGTTATCTTGTATAAATAGAGCATTAGGTATGAAGACAATGTCTCCAGGCTGAGGATAATCACCGTCTCTATTTCTTCTTATATCTCTCCATCCATTGTATTCTTGAATAACTCTTGCATTAGAAGCAGCACCAGTAAATTTAATTGCAATTTGTGTTAAGTCATCATAACGACCTATTTCATATGGATATGCTTCTCTTCTATCTATAACGCCACTTGATACCGGTCCGTTATTACTAAGAGTGCTTAAGTTAGCTTCGTTTGATAACCATTCGCCTAACCTATAGTCGCTACCACGATGTCTTCTATTAAAATATTCTCGTGGTATAAAACCTCTTAGAGTTTCGCTTTCATTAAGTAAAATAGACATCTGAGCAACAAATGCATTATTTCTTGCATCTAAAATTTCATCATTTAATGGTCCTGGGTCATTTAACATACCTAAAGAAGTATTTCTTATTTCGTATTTGGTTGCAGATAGCTTTAAATTGTCAGTAAAGTTATCAACTATATTGTTAAACTCACTGCTATCTCCACCTATTGCCATTACATCCTTTATTATTTGACAAAAGTCTGATATAACTCCTGCAGTATTAGAAGTCAAAGAGCCTAAACTATCAGGTATTCTATTTACTTGGTTAATAGCAGCTGATGCACTTCTTAAAGGATTTCTTAAAGCTGATATATAGTCATTAGAAACATTATCAATAACATTAGCAACTGTGCCTAAAGCTCCGCCTGTTGCATTTATATATCCATCTATAGTATCTAAACCATTAAGAATTTTATTGCTATATGATGAAGAATATGCATAGTCATATGCTTTAAGTGATAGAGAATACTGTATATCTTGTTGATGTGATGCATTACGTCCGTATGTAAATTGTAAAGGCTCAACAAATAAATGCAAGTCTTCTTCTATGCATCTAACAACTAATTGTATAGAGTTTGAGCTTTGACCAGTTTGTGTCACCTTTTTTATATATTCATCAGGTGATGTAATAAGTTTGTTTCTCACTCCATAGTCTAAGTTAGAAAGTTCTGTATAACGTTTAAGAAACTCATCAAATTCTTTAAAAGCATCTAAGCCTGTTAAGTTTGATATCCCACCATCTCTTGTATAAGATATACGTTGAGCAATACCACTTCGACCTTCAAATATAAGTTCGTGTGCCCTGATAGTATTTGTTTCTCTAATAACTCCACCTAATGTATAAGTTATGTTGTGTGGATTTACTCTATTATATTTCATTGTTGCAGGGTCATACGGAAACGAAATAACACTATCAACTGCTCCACCTTTACGTATTTCTAAATAATACTTTGCAGGTATTCTCTGTAGCTGCCCCCAAAAAGAATTTGGGTCGGCTCCAAACCTATTAAAACCAGGAGTTTCTTTACGTGCTCCGGGCAGAGTTTTACCTGTTGATAAACTTTTCGTGCTAAACATTATTACTCCTTAACGTATAACCAATGTTATGTGTTGTGTTTTTTAATCCTGATAAGGTGTTTGGACATATGGGTTTAATGCAGTTCTTGCATCTAACTTTGCTGTTGCTGTAGTTTCACTTATTGCTACTCCTGCAGTTAGAGCTAATTCTATTGCATCAGCAGCTGCTTGACGTTCTTCTATTGCTTTTTGCGTTAAAGTTGCAGCAAATGCAACATTACCTGCATTACCTTGAGCTGTAGCTTCTAATTCATTCGCTGCAGCATCTGATGAAAACCCTGCTGCTATTTGTGGTGTTGCGTTTTGTATCCACTGAGAGTGCTGATTTATTTTTTCTTCTAATAAAGCTATATATGCAAATAAATAGTCTATAAATTTAGAGCCATCTAAAATATTATCTCCAGCTCTACCAAACCTACTCATTCTAAATACAGCGTTTTCGCCTAATTGTAGTCTTATCATCTTATCACTCTCTAAAACTAAACCATTTAAATGTGTAAGATTGACTTTATTACCGTCGTTTGTTAGAAATAAGTCTCTGATATTATATGCTTTTCTATCACTATCAACTCCTGCAGTGCTTTCACCGTGTTCTATAGCTAAGCCTTTAGGTTTATCAGCTCCACCTAAACATACAAGTGGTTGATTTTCAAACGTTTTAAGGCAATAAACAAATCCACCTATTGCTATAGGTATGTGTATATATGCATATCCTGTTGCTGCACCATTATTTATCATCTCAACATTGTGATGTAATGTGCCATCTGTAAGTCTAACTGATAACATAGGTTTAATATCAGAGCTTCTAACAGTAATGTTTTTTATTTGTCCTACGATAACTTGCGGGTTAGCAACCTCCATTGGGTTTTCTCTAAACGCTTCATAAACCGGTGCTTGTTTCATTTTGTCTCCTAATTTGTGCCACTGCCTACTGCAGGTGTTGTTGCTGTTGCTTTAGTTGCTGGCTTAGATGTATATCCACTTGGATACGGACTAACATACCCAGGTCCAAGTATAGCCTCGTAAGTGTCGAATATATATCCATCAACTGCTGGGCGCTTATCTTTAGGTATATGTAAATAGTTAAACTCTACCTGCACCCATTCATATAAGCCATCCCCATCGAGGTCATAAAATACTCCATTATTGTCGCCAATCACTGAAAGTTTTTGTGTAATAGCTTTTTCAGCAGGAGTAAGACCGGTCCAAGCATCTGTGAATGCAGCATTTCTTCTATTTATAGCTTCAATATCTCCATAACTACCCCATTCATCAGAAGCAAACCTAACCTCAGGCTTTACAGCTTCTATAGCTTTGACAGGTTGCTGAACTTCTCCAGGTTTAGTCTTAGCTACAGCGCCCTTCATACCCGCTACTACTCTTCTTTCTGATGGAGAAACTATTTTTGATATTTTTTCTTCTTTATTCTCAAGATATGTCTGATATGATGGTAGTTCTGGTATAATGCCACCCCAGCTACCACGTGAATAAAATATAGAAGACTTACAAATTATATTGCCTGTATCTTGACTTACTACAAATGAGTAATCAATGCTATCACAATATGCTATAAAAAAGTTTTCTCTCTCAAATTGAGGTATATATTTAGAAACATTCTTTGGTTGCTCACTATAGTCTATAGCAAACCAGCAACCCTGTTTAATGCCGTAAGTTGTTTCTAAATATAACTCTATAACACCTACTGAATATTTACTGCCATCACCTAAAGTCATATAGAGACGTTCTGCAATAGTATTACCCTGGTTTAAAGCTCCCTGTTCTAATGGAGCTAAGTCTAAGAAAGGATAGTTAGTCTGATAAAACCTTAAACCATACCGGCTAGCGTCAGCTACGTTTATATATGGCTTAGTTAAATGACTTAATTCTGGTTGAGTTGTCGAATATGGATGCATACATTGGACACCATTAACTCTATCAGTGTTTGTATGGTTAAAAGCCATAGAAATAACATCTCTATACGGTATCATAGGTAATACATCAGAGTTTGCGTAATATTCTTTAGCTCCCTCGCCACTTAACCATTCTGCTACTACACCATTTATAAGGCTTATTCTACTATCTTGGTTAAGTCCTAACTGCTCACTATCTAACTTATATGAAACATCCTGATAATATGGCTCATCAATTTTCTGACCGAATAACTTTCTATAGCCTCTATACTCTTTATTAAGGCTTTTTGCATTTAAATCGATTTGAGGATGCATCGGTTTTTTACGATAGATAATACATAAGATACCACCTAATTTTCTCTCAAAGTCATTAGCTACTTTAAACCAAGCATCATCTATTAGGGGTATGACGACAGGAAAGAGTTCGTGTGTTTTAGGGTCTGGCTGAAATGTTGCTACACAAGCTCCCCATATTGTTTGACCTTTAGAATATAAATTGCCTATTTTATTAATGTTTTCATTAACCAGAGCTTTCTCGCCTAATGAATAATACCAAGGAAATTGTTTTAAGTTGTTTGTATCTATACCTTTAGGTAGGTCCTCAACAGATGTTATTATTCTTACAACATCACCTATACGTTGTTCTATACCTTCGACAAACTGTCCTACGTTGTTTAATGTATTTTTTAGTCCAAGTTCTTTAATAAGGTTTTCTGCTGCTAAAGTTGTATCGCCAGGTCCTGCTGCTGTAGTGTTAAATTCAAATGGTCCGACAGAAACATTAGATGATGCTGCACCTGTAGTTATAAACTTTTCTGGTCTATCAACAAAAGATTTAGCTTGAGTAGGGTTAGCATCGTTTCTTGTTATTTGGTCAAATACATTAAGTAAGTCTTCACCTATCTGTTGTATTTTTTCTTCTGATATACCTATTGTTCGTAGAAGTCTAACATAAAAAACTGCACCTTTATCTAAGTCTTTTTCTATAGCACTTATCCATTTTTGTAAGTCAAACTCACCTGTAAGTGAAGAAGGTAGTTTAGGATATCCTAAAAACGTCAGTAAGTCTTTAATATCCTTACCACTATGTTTTCTGGTAATACTACCTTCGAGTATTAAAGATAAGAATTTATTATATAAGTCTGTGTCATAAAAGAACTCACCTATAATATCTCCTCTCCTCTCAGCTCTACGTCCTTTTGGCACTGTTTGTTTTAAGAAATTACGTCTTGGGCTATCAGCCGGCACCCCTAAAGCATCAAGTCTTGCATTTATCTCAGAAGCTAATATTTCTAACTGTGGAGTTTGCAATGAAGTATCTACATTAGTAGCTTCGGATACAACATATTGACCTGATAATAGTGGTGATATGTATGATGAGCAGTCTAAAACTAAATCAGTCATTACGCGGCCAGAGCTTTGTTCTGTTTGAACAATATAGTTTATATTACTAACACACATCAAATGTGATAAAAAGTGTTGCTGTTGTGCTCTTTTATTATCAATAATATCATCAGCTGTAGGAGCTTGCTTTTGTCTGATACATATAAACCCTCCCGGGTCTATTCTCCCTCCTCCGTTTCTAAACATAACTTGTATGTGCTCAAAAGGTATCTTAAGTGCTATTTTTGCTGTAGTATATGGAGCATTATGACTTTCAGTAATAGCTAAGTTTGTGATAAACGGTGATAAAGGTATTGGGACTGTAATGTCGTGGTTATGATATGTTATGTTAAAGTTTTGACCAAACGAATAACCGTTATCATTACTTAAGTATTCTTTTACCTTTTGTATCAACCATTCGATGAGTTTTATAACAGCTTTGCCATTATTACCACTTGATATTTCATCCTTTAATTCTGCAGCATCTGCAACGGGCCAAGGAATAGCACTTGGGTTCTGTCTATTTACGTAAAAAAGGTCATCTGGACTTACAACATCTCCATTTATTACAGTCTCTTTAAAGTTAAGTGTTTGTCCTATTTCTTCTGCTTTATTTCTACCTCCTGATGAGGATGAGGATGAATATGTGCCGCTACTTGACGGTTGATTTTGTTTTGCCATAATTTAATGCTCCCTTAAATCTTATCTATAGGCGTTCTATTTCTTAGGTTAGGCACAGTCTTTATTAATGCATTTATAGCATCTATTAATTTATTAGTTGCTTTTATACCTTCACTAAGTGTCTTGCCATTTTTTTCAAACCTCTCAGCGAGAGCAACTATTTGGTCGCCCGTTTTAGCTGTGAATTTAGAATTTTCGAATATAGTTCTTTCTAATTTTTGCTCTGACTGTATTAACTTAACTAAAGTCTTTGACCTTGCAAAACCTTTTTGACTTTCTTCAAACTCTTTTTGTGCAGTTGCTCTTGATAGTTTTAAGTTTTTTGCTCCCTTACGTGAAGCAGTAGCATCTGCATTACCTGTTGCAATGTTATTTGCTATAGTGGTTTGACCATCTGAGAAACTATCAGACATTGCAAAAGTTATCTGGTCATCATCTAAATTAGCGCCTAACAATCTTGCTTGTATAACATCCTCAGACATACCTGCTGCTCTCATTTGAGCTACTTTTTGTTGAGGTGTTCTGTTTCTTGCCATTTTATTGGCTTCTCTCATTATTTGAACGCCGCCTGCATTAGGCCCAAGTTTTTCTCTTGCTGCCCTTACATCGAATGCAAAGCCTATATTATCACTCATATCGCTAAACATACCACTGACTTTACCCGTAGTTTGCTGATATAGGTTTTGATGTGTCATAAAACTTCTATTAAATGCATTACCGTGGCCTTGAAATGAAAGTGGTGTGTTTAATCCATCTTCAAACCCTAAAGCTTCTCTAAACAATCTACCGGTTGCTCCAGATGATAAACCAAACATACTACCTTGCTCTGCAAATGCGCTTACTGCTGAAGTTAGTCTATTCATACCTCTTGCACCTAAACCGGCGCCGGCTCCAAATGCTGCTAAATTTTCACCAGTCAATAAGCCACTTGTGCCTGCACCTCTTCTACTTAACTCTTGTATATTACCCATTACTGTAGAACCGAAGCCTACTCCTTTAAAGTTAAACATAGCATCTAAACTCATACTTTGCTCACCTCTAACGCTCACACCACCTGGAGTAGCTCTAAAACCTCCACTTGTTGCAACATCCATTACATTATCCATTGCAGCATTTGGTCCTAAACCGAACTCAGAGCCGAGTTGTCGAATAGATGTGCCATCAATTATTTGGTTCATAAAGTTGCCAGCACCATTAAACTGCATACCCATAGATGCTGCTGTTTTAAATGCGCCGTATTCTTGTCCTAATAATTGGTCTCTTCTCGCTCCTAAAACGCCTATATGTTGTGCAGTTTTTGCGCCAAAGCCACCAGGTAATGTTGATACTATTGCTCCTAAACTCGTCCCTTGACCACTACCTACACCTTTTGATAAATTTGCTCTTGCCATTTTAGCTGTAAATCGAGCTGCTGAATATAGTGAAGATGCACCGGGGACTTTTAAAGCAGAAAGTAAGTTGCCAGCTTGATGTAAAGACCCAGCAGCCACTAACTGTGAAGCTCCGGTTTTTACGTCATCCAAAGACCCAGCAAAATCAGAACCTACCCGAGCCGCACCACCGCGCATTATACCACCGAGACGACCTCCACCTGGGAAGCCTCCAGTTGCTCCGGGCTTGTTCTGCAAGCTTCTTTGCTGGAAAGCATCATCATTATCAGGTCCTGCACCTCCGCCTCCGCCGCCAAAGCCTCTGCCTCTGCCTCCTCCACCACCGCCACCGGCTCCACCCATTGATGCAGCTAATTTGTTAATAGCAGCAACTAATTTATTATTTGAGGCAATAAGTTTATTTATTGAACCACTTAAACCAGCCATACCTCCACCACCTCGGCCACCTCGGTTGCCCATATTAGGTAGTTTAGAAGCAGCAGCTCCTGCAGCGCCACTCATAGAGAAAGGATTTGTTTGTCCTGCAGCATCCATATTATTCTGGCCACCAAACTGATTGCCACTAAAGTCTGGCATCTTTGGGCCGTTTTGACCAAAAGCTGATAGTGCATCTAAGGCGCCTTGTGGAGCTGCGTTATTTGGTCCTGCTCCTCCGAGTAATGGTATCATAAGTTATTCTCCTACTGGTATTTTTTAAGCATATCAATGAGTGATGAGTTATCACCTTCAGCAAACGCCTTCTCCATTTCGAATATAGCCTTATCAGCGATGATTTCATCCTTGATACTGTCAATATCAATTTTTTCGTCAAATTCTGTTTTGTCTGGAGTTTTAAGTTTGATAATCTGTTTCTTTCTAACGTTTTCTTTACTTTTATTATTAAAGTCTTTGTAAAGTATATTAAATTGCTCTGTCTCTAAAGAAAGAAGTGAGAACTCTAAATTCTCCCAACAAGTTATTTCTTCAGTGTCTAATACCGGCAAAGGAGAACTTTCTAATTTATTTCTCACTAAAACGAAAGCGGGGTTTGCTCTCTGCGCCTTCGTCCTGGGTATCACTGTTTCGAAAAAATGCGCCTTCGTGCTGAAGAAGCCTCCCTCCTAATTCAAAACAAAACTCTAAGTCCTCCCCTGCAGCTTCTAATACCCAAGATGGAGGTGTATCTAACTGACAAACAATACGAGCAATACATAGATGTCTGTTTTTTGTTTCATAAGGTAGTCTATCAAAATAAACTCCATCAGAGAGTGCTGATAATACTCTTTCGTATTCTAAGCGCGCTTTACTGTCCATAACTTTAGAGATGAGTTTGCATTTCTTAATACTACCGTCATCAAGTAAATATTCTAAAGGTATTTCTTTCTTGCGAGGCTCAAAGGTATCATCTTCTTTTGTTATTGACTTTGTTTTCTTCTTCTTTTTTATTTCTACGATACTTGGGCTTTCTTCTAAAGCTGCATCTGACTGTTCTTTAAGTTTTACTAAATCCATTTTAGTTCTCCCTTTTAATGGTATTACATATCTTAATTATATGTTAAGTTGCGTTTTTATATAAATACTTTAAAAGAGTTTTACAAAATGTTAAGCATCACTTAAACAAATAAAATAAAATTAAGTCTAAGCAATATTTAGATGTCGTTTTTTAAATAAAAAAAAGTCGCTTCTCTTAAGACACCGTATGATGCGCAGTAAAAGAAACGACTTAGTCTATATGTTTATAGGTAATATTGTAAAAGTTTAAACAGAGATAAACGTGAATACTCCTTTTATTACTCTAAACCATCAGGGTGTCTGATAAGATATAGTGCATCAACAGATACCTGCACACCCATTAGACTGCCTCTATCAACAACAATACTTTGTGATGATGGACGACATCCTACAACAGTGTAAATCTTTTTATCACCATCTTGAAGTTCGCCTTCTTGTGCAGCTTCTGCAGCACTGTCATAAAGTTCTAAGTCAAATGGACGACTTGTAAGAGCATTGTTAGTTCTAACTTCAGCTGTAGGGTTTTCACCATCAGGAGTTTGCTCTGTTGTAATCATACTACCTTCATCAGCTTCGTCAGCAGAGAGGCCATTTCTATCATTAGTCTTAAAAATTCTAATAAAGTTTATTGTTGCGGTGACGATACGAGAAATAGGTGTAATTTCACGACTATCGATAAAACCTAAACTCTCAACACGACCATTAAGCTGGCTTTCTTGTATTGATATACCAGTAGCATACCCAGCAACTTTACCGTCAATTTTAACTATAGCTTTTGCGCCTGTAATTATATTTGCCATTGTTTATCTCCTTTATTGTCCAGCTACAATGTTAGCTGTAATGCGAATGAAGTTGAGTGGCTCAATAAGTGCAACATCAAAGTCTATAAAAACTGTATCGCCGGTTCTTCTAACCGCAATGTTTTTAAAGTCCTGGATAGCACCTAATTCACGCAAATCAGATAAACGGCTTTTAGCAAGAGTTTTAACTCTATCAACAGTTGTATTTGTAATACGTGAGCCTAACTCAGAAGTTAAGAATTTACGAAGTTCTTTAGAACATATGTCAATACTTTCACGGCAAGAAACTTCAGTATTTACTGATAAGTTATCTTTTCTATATGAAGTTAAAGACCTTACTACCTCTAAATCATTACTTGGTCCTAATTTAACAGCGATAACACTCTTTTGTGCAACACTATTACTATCACGTTCTCTACTCCATCCTTGAGTTGTATCAAAAATGTTAAGAGCTTTACGAGTTAGAGGCTCTGCAGGAGGTAATGCACCTTGAGCACACATTAAGTAATATGCTAAATACTCAGGTCCTTCACTTCTTCTTGCGCCTTTATGGTCTGCAAAAGTAATGCTTTGGCCACAAACTGATAGTCTTTCATCATTAAGAGGTAATACAAAGCCTGTATAAAGGTTAGCAAGTGTAGTCCCTGCTGTGCCGCCTACATATCCGTTTCTTTCTCTACCTAATAGTTCTGCAGCATCAATATGCGACTTAAGAAGAATATGATGGTCTGCATCTTGAGAAAGAATAGTAATGGTTGATATATCAGATGTTTCTACTGTTTCTAATGCTGTAGTATAATTTGCATCTGATGGAGCTCCACCGTCTGCGCCTGCAGAAGAAGGACCAGCTAATGCAAAGTCATTAAGTATTTCATATCCACCTGCTAAAGTTGCCTCAAAAGGTAAATCAGCGAAAGCTTCAATAGTCTCAATGAGTTTTGCAGTATGTGCGTGCAATACCTTATTAATACTACCACCTGTGCCATTAGTAAAGCTCATAACGTCAAGCTTAGCTGGGTCTGAGAATGATAGCGCAAGAGGAGCTAAAGCTGCAGGTAATACTGCAACAAACTCATCCATACGTGAGTAGTCTGATAATGTAAAGTTTTGTGCAGCTTGTCCGCTTGGTGTGTATGTGAAAACGCCTGCTCCAGAAACTGCAATAGCGTCTCCATCTGCAAGAGTAAGCTGTAAGTGGTTGCTACCATCGATGAGGAATACTCCATCTTGGTCTTGCCACGGTGCTCTAATTGTTAGTTTATAATAGTCTGCGTTTGCAGACAATTCAGCAGGCAATGTAGAAGGGTCATCAAGTTGCAAACGTAAGTTGTTGCCTTGACCTCCGTAGTATGTGCTGCTTAATGTTAGTGCAAGTGCTGCTGATGCGTTGTTTAATGCAAAAGATGCAGCAGAGCTTTGGTTAGCACTAACGTATGTGATACTTCTTGCGATACCACTTGCGTTTGATAGTGCAGACTTATAAATTTTATCGAGTGTTAGAAGCTTTGCATCCATTGGATAAACTTCAGTGAGGTCAAAACCTCCACTACCGAATTTATAGGCTGTCGCAGGTTTGAGAATGGGAAAGTCTCCCACTACACAAAGATTTTTTGCGCCAAGTTGTCCTGTTGTATCGAGAGTATTTACAACATCGACGACAACACTTGGTTCGAAAAGTCTTGTGCCTCTAAATGTAATTGATGATGGCATATTATCTCCTTAATTTATTACGTAATAATTTTTTCATTTAGTTTTCGATGATGGTGGAGTTTAACTCCCAAGGTAAATTGAAAGCAACTTCAGGTGGCTTGGCATTTAATTGTCTTTGTGCTCTATACCTTAATGAACGACCATATACATCAACATTACTGGTAATCACATCATCCTCAATGTCAAGACTTGTGCTACTTACAAACTGCATATTTAAATATCCCATAGCTAAGAAGTTTTTCTTAAAAATTAGCATTGATGACTGAATTGTTCTCTGCAGTATTCTCATTGCGTCTAAGTCGTCGCAATAAATGTTTAAGTCGCAGTCTTGATTTACTAAAAGTGATAACTGGCCTTGCATACCTCTGTTGCCTAATGGCTGAAATGTGTCTGCGCTCTTTTCGTCTATAGATATAGTTATCAGAGGGAATTTTTCGTGCCTTTTTCTTAATGCTACATCAAACTTAATGTCTAACGATGCAAGCTTATTGTAGTAATTATCTCTTAAAGCTGGAGCAACATCGAAAAATAAAGCTTCAAACTCTACTTTATTATCTACGTAGTATTTTATACCATTAGCTATTGTATGTGATATGTGTAAATCCGTGACACTCATTAGTCTATCTCCATTATGCACTCAACTTGTATCGGCATTGCAGTAGCTATTTCGACTGTATTTGTCCGAACAAAAGTATCTCTTATAGTGTGGGGATGTCCTACGACTGTAAATGTAGGTGAATAATAATAACTTACAGCAACTTTAGCGCCTACAGGAGGTGTGTTTGCAGGGTTATTAAAAGTTATGACCTTACCGTTTAACGTCGTATCTGATATTGGTATTTCTGTGTTTAATTGTGCTAAGCCATTTATATCAGATGGGTAGATATAAAGTATATTTACATTAGTCGGCCCAGTTGATAGTTGTATAGAGCGTGTTGTAGGTGTTTCTCTTAAAGAAAGCTGACCTGCTACTGAAACTTCTATGACTTCTCGTTTTACCGTGACGCTATCTAACATTCTAAACCTATCACCATAACTTGGTAAATGCTCAGGCTCTAATGTAATTTTACATCTTTCTTTTCTATGAAGTCCATATTTTTCTACGGTTTCTTCTCCTGCTGAAGATGTTAGTATAGCTTTTATTTCTTGTGAAGAATGTCTTATAAATCCAGCACCTGCACACTTTGGGCAAGCAGAATTAGGTCCTGCTTCGTCTGCATCAATATCAACTACATTCATTAAGTTCATACCGAGTGCTGATGATGACTTAATAAAACAAGGACAACTTATAGTTTGCTCCCATTGTAGTCTTAAACCTTTTTGCTGTATTAGTTTTCTAAATTCGTTTATTCTAAAATCAGCACGTGTTTTAGTTAAGCTTTGTGCAGGAGTAGGTAATAACATTAGAAACCACTCGCAATCTTAGGCATTTTATACCTTTTCTTAAGAGTTTTCATTGCTGTTTTAAGCTGGTCTTTATATGAAATTATCTTAGCGCCAAAACCTGCGCTTGTTGCAGATGCTGTTGTTGCAATATTTTGACTAAGTCCATCAACTGCTAAACTAAACTGTCCTATACCGGCTCCAGCTAACAAGTCGCCAGCTGTGTCTAAAGGTAGTATTGCAGCAGTGTATAGAATTGCTTTTACGATAAGTGGTGGGACGCAATGTAGTTTAAATGATACAACCATATCACTTACTGCAGGCGTTATATCTGTTTCTATAGAGAATGTTTTATCACCCTTATTGAAAACCTTTATTTTAGGCACTTGAGCATTAGCAATATTGCCATTACCATCATCTGTTATTTCGAATATGAAGTTTGGTCTATCTAATAACTTTTCAGCAATCGCGATGTCTAAAACTTGAGTTGTGCCCTGAGGTATTGTTATAGTGCCTTCTAATAAGTTAAAGCCTGCTGTGTAGTCATATGTAAAATAAGCTGGCACACGGCTTGCTGCATTATAGTTTGATATTGGGTCAATGAGAAGAGGTAATACATTACTAAAGTTAAATGTGCCTATGCTTTCTGCTGTAGGAATAAGTGCAACAGTTGATGTATCATTAGAAGTTATGTTTAACCATTGTTCTGGGATATCAACTGGACTATATTTACCATAACTAATTTGCAACTTATCAACAGACTTAAGAGGACGTCTATCTAACTGGTTAGAATACCACGCCATTCTTTGGTCATTATAAAGGTCATATCTTTCGCCTGATACTTTAAAAGGCTCTATGTTTATTTCGAGTTCTTCTTCAATTAGCGATATTGCCTGGTCAATACTTTGCTCAAACAACTCATCAGGGAAAGGGTTGCCGGCATCATCAGATAAGTCTATCCCAGTTAGCATAGTCTTTTTTAATAAATCAACTGTAATAATGTCGCGTAATACTAAAGCCATTGTGCGTCCTTTTTAGAGTTATCTGTTTAACTTACGTTTTATCTTTTTAGATAATCTGTATGTTTTTATATGTCAAGCTCGAAAGCTTAACTGCGTTTATATGAGGTCGTTAAAAAAATACCTCCAAGGTGAGGGAGAGCGAAACACCAAGGAGGCTAAATAAAACAAAGAGTTTTTTTTGAATTCATAAAGTTTATCGCTCTAAAACTTTTTGCTAAGAGGAATATTATCCCTTAACGTTGCGAAGCACGAAGTTCTTACGAGGGACCTTAACTGAAGGAGCACCGAAGAGCATCAATAGGAATTGCTTAGCAGCGCCTACCTCAGCAAGAGGTCTTCTGATAAAGTCAAGAAGACGTGCAAACTCAACAGTGTTTTGGTCCATTTGTGAAATTAATACGCTATCACAAGCTTGTCTCTCAAATCCAGCATCATACCAGTCTTTGCCGATAATCTCATCAGCACGAACTTCACCGATAAGCTCAGCAGCTTTAATAACTTGAGCAGCAGTTGCAGCAGCACCAATTTTTGCACGATATACGCGAACGTATTTGCAGTTATTAAGAGCAGCAAGCTGAAGCTTAGGAATAGCGTCATTATGAGCTGTAAGTGCGCCAGAAACTACAGGAGCTCCATAACCCAACTTACTTACTGGAACTAAGACATAACGGAAATCACCTTGGTGGTCGCCTACGCCTACTGCGCCCCAGCCATTCTCTGTGCCGTGGTCAGCATCTGCAAGTAAGAAATCAGCAGCAGTATCAACGCCTGATGCAGCGATAACAGGAGCATTCATATCATTGCCTGCAGAAGCAACTGAAGGTGCCTTAAGACGACGACTGATAAATGGCGCAGCAACAACAGGAACTGGTCCCATAGGTCCCATAATGTGGATACGAGGTCCAGCACCTAAAGTATGAACACCTTGGTCGCCTTGATTTACAAGAACCATTGAGTCGTGACGTCCATTTGCAGCACTATCAGCAATTAATTTGCTATACTGACGTGGAGACATAAAGATTGCATCAGGAGCACCGAAACGAGGAGCGCTATAAAGCTCTCCAAGAATTTCGTGAAGCTTAGAGCCGGTAAGTGCTGCACCTTCGAGGTCTTCTTGATTTTCTGAGAAGCCAGGTCCGAATTGGTAAGGGTTGCGGTCTGTGTCTAAATCACGCTCGATTTGTTTCATAACACCGTCGAAAGAAAGAGGATTTACATCTTCATCACCATAGAAGCACTGAACTTCCATTTTACGAAGAAGGCTCATTGTTCCGCGCTCAGTCTCAAGAGCAAGTGCGTCAGCGTTTTGTCCTACGATACCTACAAGAGTAGAAACATCAGAAATGCTTCTTTTCTCTGCCATATACTTGATTTTAACAGATTTACGGCTATACTGAGAAGTAGAAGAACCGAAAAAACTATCGCCACCACCTTCAGAGATGAATGGGTCTAAGTCCTCGCCGTGGCTTTCAATAACAGCATACTCGTGGATGGTGTTAGTAGCTTGGACTTTAGGTAGCATTGGCCATAGAGCTAAATCACGCATAGTGTGAGCAGCTGATGCTAAAGTTCCTTCAATGCTCTGAGGCATAATGGGTGAAAGTGGTCCTCGAAGGTCAAGTCCTCCTTCTTCTCTTTGATAACCTACTTGGCTGTTCTTTTGAAGAGCATCATTTAGGCGGGTAAGTTCGTTAATTGTAACGTTTTCATTGATATTTGGCAACATATTAGTTTCTCCTTAAAAATTTATCTTATCAATATTTACACCCGCCTCTAAGCGAGAAATCGCTTTAAAGAGCTGGGCTTTACGGTCATAGTCAGCAGTATCGAGCTCTGCTACAGCTTTTTTAATCATATCTTGTCTATTGAGAGGTGTAGCAACTACTTCCTCTTTAACTTCTGCAGCAACAACAACAGTTGCTGATTTAACAACAGGCTCATTCTCAAGCTCTTCTACTTTTTTAGAAAGCTCTTCAATTTCCTCTGTTTTAGCATCTACAGACTTATTGATTTCTTCGGCCTTAACCTCGATAGCTTTTTCAATTTCTTCTTTAGAAGGGATATTTAAAGCCTCAATAACACTGTGAATGCTGTCAAGTTTCTCAGAAAGCAATTCTACTGATTTAGCGAGAGCGTCAAATTTTTCCACTTGTGCCTCGACTAAGCTATCAGCATTTTTTGCAAGAGTTTCTGAGACTGTTTTTTCTACTTCAAGACTTTCCTTAATTTCAGTTAGGATTGCCTCAACTTTGTTTGTCTCTGACATTGTTTAACTCCTTATAGTTATTTTTTTATTCGATGACGTAGGTGGAGGTTGTGCATTTGTATCTGAGCTGAAAACAACGAATACTATACAAACACTCTCTTTACCAGACTGTGCTGCCCTAATAATATTATATATCTCGATTATATGAATTTTATTGAGAATTGCACATTTTTTTTTATCATTTATATTTGGATGTCGTCTAAACTTAAAATATGTTTTATTTGTTTAGTGTTTATCATTTTTATCTGTTTTTAATTTTAATTTATTTTATGTATATTTTTACCAAAACAGTTAAAAGTTAAAAACAGATAAAATCTCGTGCTTACAAAGCTATTTAAATTGTTTCGAAAGATGAATACTTATCGATGTATTCTTTAATAACTTTTACGTCCATACCCAGTCTTAATAGACCTTCGATAAGCTCTTTAAGTTCATCAGTGGATAGTGAAGTTTGAAGGGTTGTCTCTTTATCCATATCTTCTTCTTCTTCATCTGGCATACCGATATTCATATCAGCACTTGCAAGTTCTTTAGGCTCTTCTTCTTCTTTTGCGCCTTCTAAACTCTCTGGTTGTAGAGCTGATAAGTCAGACATAGCAGGTCGTTCTTTTACTAAGCCCTCTAAGAAACGAACATAGTCAGCAAGTTGTTTGCGGTCCATTTTGTCCATTTCTTCTTCTGTCTTATATTTATAACCTTTATTCATCTCAAAAGACTGAGGATAGTCATTATCTCTATCTAATGAAGGCACTGGAGCAGCTTCTGGAGCTACTACTGCTTCTTCCTCTATGTTATCAAGGTATTCTGGTGAAACGTCCTTAGACATTAAACGGTGTATTTCTGCCATAAGCTCTGGGTCAAGCAACTCAGGATGAAGTTCTAAGAGTTTTCTTGCTTTACTCTCTGAGCTTTCTCCCTCTTCGTATTCTACTTTAGCTTTATCCATTTCTTCTCGCATCTCAACATCCATATAGTGATAAACAGCTTGAACATAGTCTAATGCTTTAGTAATTTTACTTTGGCACCATTCTGGCAAGTCTGCATCCATAGGTAATGACTTAAGTAGCTGGCATAACTTTAAAGAATATTCTTCTAATAGTTTGCTTTGTCTGTAAGTCATCGGTAAATCATTATCTTCCGACTTATTTATTTCTTCTGGCATATCTTCTTTATCCTCCATATCTGATAAAATGTTTTTAACAAGTGCGATAGTAGCCTCTGTGTTAGCTGGGTTATGAGTTAGTGATATGTTTAAAACCTTTGCTCTCGTAATAATGTGTGGGTTTTTATTGTCTCTCGATAGAACTTGTCCTTCGATGCTAAAACCTAATTTTCTAACTCCGCCTGCTTCTTTCATAACATTAAAATTCTCTACCAAATCTTTAACAATTTGTTTTTGAGAATAAAGAATGCCTTTAACTGCAGTTGCAGGTTTGCCGTTATGAACAACTCTATTTACTTCAGTAGGAGCACCTAATATATACTTAGGCTCATTTTTATGGTCATAGTTTAGACAACCACTCTTTAAACAATAGCTAAAGTCTAAGCCGTCTTGCTTAATTATCTCTCCGTGGCTATCTTCGTGTTCTGTAGTAGCGATGCCTTCAATTTTATATGTATCATCATCACTTTTTATTAGTGTAAGTCCCGGCTGAAACTTACTAAATACATCAAGCTTCTTACTCATAGGTATTCCTTCCAAGGTGTGTTAAGTGCTTTTTCTAACTCTATACCGTCATCTAATAAAGCCTTGAGACTATGTAGAGCATACGACCCAACTATGTGCCAGTCAGGACGTTTTGGATTGTATCTGCTTTGAATATTAAAAGCTTTCTTTAATTGACTATGTGATATTTTTTGCTTTGCAATAGCTTTAGCAATCCTACGCGCAGAGCCAGTTCCTCCTCGAAGCTTTTTATATCTTACCATTGCTTCACTTGACTGTTTTATAATAGCATCACCTAAACAGATGGTTATATGAGTATCAGACTTAACGTCTGTTTTAACTTCTTCCTTGATAGGTGTATTTATATTAGTTTCTACGATTGTATCAACAGATGCTTTCTTTTTTAACTGTTGTAATTTTGCTTCTTCTCTTGCTTTTTGTAATGCTTCTAAAAATGACATAGTTTTTTCGCTCTCCTTAACGTATAACCATTGTTGATATGTGTTGTTGTTTATAGATAATATGTAGAGTTAGTTTGTTTATCTTGTATTTTACCCTCTTTAGCTAATGCTTTCCACTCTTCTATGGCTTCTGCTAACGTATAACCATTGTTGGGTGGTTGTTGTTTAGGGATAATATTATATTTGCGTGGTAAATAACTCATTGCTCTCCTTTTTTATTTATAAATATTGACATATACCTGGGATTGTAAAGGTTATGAAATACACAGCTGATATATAATATGGTGCTGTTGATGTATTGTCGTGTTTCATTACTTGTCCTCTTCTTTCTCTTTGTTATATTTATCTACAATATCATTACTCCATTTGACAGCCTCTGAGCCTCCCCACGCATCCCACATTACTGCGCCAGCATCGTCCTTATATTCCTTACCTTCAGGGATATCTTTATTCTTTTCGTGTCTTGCTAAGAAACTCTTCATTCTTTTAACTGTTTCTATAGATACACCTTCTCTATTAGCTAACTGACGTGCTCTTTTCCATCCTACAGGAGTTCCATAGTCTAAATTATGTTCTTCTTTAGCATCAAGAGCTTTCTGTGCATTATCTGCAATAGCTTGAGTAGGTATATATGTATCAGACTTAACTAAACCTTCTACAAAAACTTCTTTAGTTTCTGCAACTGATAAGGCTTTTTTACTTTCTAAATGTTCTTCCCATAAAGAATTATCAGCTTTACGAGCACCACTCTTACTGTCAAATAAGAATGCATAAACTCTTGCACGTGCCCAAGATTGTGGAGTTTGACCCGGTCTATGTCCTGTTGCATATGCTGCTAAACCTTTATCATAGACTTCTTCTATAATTTTCTTAGAAACGCCGGATACTTTACTTGCAGCTCTAATGAATTCATCTTTACCGGGCTTCTTTATCTCTTCTCTTACTTCATCAGCTTTCTTAGACTTAGTCCCTTTATTTTGTTTCTGTTTTTTTTTATCCATATCGTCGCCAGGTAGCTCTCCATAGATTTGCTCACCTGTCTCTTTAAAATGTTGCTTACGTCTTTCTATCTCTGCTTCGCGCTTACGTTTAGTTTCTTCATCTAAACCTTCGAAGTATTGTGCAGGATGTTCTTGTCCATCCCCATCTATATCAACTTTAGCTTTCTCAACAGAAACATCAGGACGAGAAACATCCTCACCGTCTAATTCTAACTCTTTATCGTGCTCTACTTCTACAGCTTCTTCTAAATCGCTACTAATATCATCCTTACCTACTTCTTCAGCAACAAGGATACCGTGTTCTCTAATAACTGCAGTCTTAATTGCTGTATAAGCTGCTGCAAGTATATCACCATCTTCCATTTCTGGTAAGTCGTGTATAGTTCTTATTTCGTTTAAGGTCATATACTTCATCTTGTGCTCTTCTAACTTCATTTTATCCATTAGAGAAACACTATCAAGTCCTGTAAATACTATTTTATATCTGTCATCAACTTGGTCGATAATATATCTGTTTATCCACGACTGTAATGACCTAACTAAAGGACGCAAACCTTTTTCTTTACCCATTAGAACGCGCGCAGATGGGTCTGTTCCGAATAAAGATGAGTTTTGTGTTTCACTACCAAAAACAAATCCTATTTCTGCTGGGTCAATCTGATAAACACCACAAGCTACTTTTATTAAGTAATTTATCCATACATTGTATTCCATCTCACGGTTAGAAGGCTGAAGGTTAATTGATGAAATATCTTCTTTCTCATCTGGGTCTAACTGTATAAGAGGAGTTCGTTTAGCATTACCTACACCATTAAGCATTTGATAAAACTCACGTCTAAAACTTCTAAATAGTTGTGGAGCCATTTTAGACTTAACTGCGATAATACCGTTAGCATTAATACCGTTTGTAAAGTTTGCAGCATTGTATGTTTCTGCATTAAATAAGTTATTTAAAATTCCGTATAACTCTTCTAACTCACTATGTCCTAAACCTTTACGTCTAATATCAGTGCGAGGACGTCTAATACCATAACAGAGTTCATCCTGTTTATACTCAGCAACAACTTTATTGTTTATTACCTGTATATACCTAATACCAGTAGGGTCTTTACGTCCGCTTTCTATTTCATCTTCTGTTAGAGGAGCTTTTTTAATAGTTGTCGCATCAACCGGCATAAATCCAGTTATTTGACCTTTTCTATTTTTAACTATTTCAAAACAAGCTTTGTCGAATACTAAACTATCTCTAATAATTTGTCTAATAAAACTTTCGAAAGTAAGCTCATAGTCAATAACTGATGTGCCACAGTTTTGTAGAAACTGATTAATAGCAACGATATTTTTCTTATCATCATCAGTCATTTCTGCGTGTTCGTCTTTTAAAACTATTTTATATCCTAAGTCTTCATCAGGAGAATATTGTCCAAACTCTGCACACTGGTTTATTCTACTTCCTATAATTGAAGAAATTAAATGGTGCTTAGACATATTAATAAGAGCACCCTGATTTAAGTTATCAGTTTGTTGCTCTTCGAAGTAATATTTCTTACCGCTTCCGCTATAACTACTCATCATACGTGAGTTTGCGTGGTCGTATGGGTCTATATCTCTATATTTAGCTTCTTTTGCTATTACTTCAATGATATGTTCGTCAGGAGCATCATCCCCAAGCGTTAAAGGCTCAACACTCTTAGCTAAAGTGCTGTCCTCACTCTTATTTGGCAAAAATCTATCATACCAAGGCATTATTTACTCCTGTTTTTTTTATTTTGATAGGATTTTTCTACTAACCTATCTACTTTTTCTTCAATGCTATCTGTAAGCTTCTTGATGTCGTCAAGCGTCTCAAATAACTTCTTATAAACTAATGGCATATTATCTGTATTTTCTTTCATTTTATATCTCACTTTAGGTATATAGTATTAAGTATCACATAAATGTGAAATATTATGAAAGTTTTAAAGAATTTTAAGCTTTATCGTCCATAAGATTTGAGACGTTTGTGTCTATTCTGATAAGTGTATTGCTTATCTCGTTCATATCGGACTTCATTGAGCTTATCTCTCTTCCTAAGTCGCGAATATCACGTTTATGTTCTTTTAGTTGTTCTATTTCAGTCTCCATCTTTTGTAGTTTTTGGGCCGTCACTTTACTATCTTTATGAAAAGTATAAAATAACCCTAACAAACCGATAATTGAGCCTAAAGACAACATTAAATTCTGCTCCATATCTTCTTGCTCCTAAATATTATATGTCAAAGGACCCCACCTGACCTTTTCGTGCCCGGAGGCTCCTCCTATAATAAATAGGGTTATCACATTAACTTCTGTTTAAATTTTAGTAAATATCCGATAAAACACAGGGAGAACAATAAAAGGTTAAGCCTAAGCCTAACCTCGTTATTCTTAGAATGAACCTATGCTTACTCGTTTCCAGGTATTTGTAGCGACACATACATAGATAAAGCCTGAGTCAAATCTCATATCGCCAGCTGTTCCTGTTGCAGAAGCAGAAGCAGGTTCATCACCTTCCATACGAAGCTGACCAGCAACAAGACCACTTGAGTCGAGAGAAGTCACCTCAACAGCGCCGACGTCCATATTACCCTTAGTATAGTTTCCACTTACAGCAACAACATCAGATGAAGGCTCTGTATCGTGGGTAAATACCTTGAATTTATCA